TCTCGGACCAGGGTGGAGACTTGATAGGCATTCGAGAATTACAGGAGAAGTATCCTGGGCGCGTGTATCTGGCTTATTACCGGGCCGATCGTAAGACATTGAGCATCATTGACTGGGGGAAAGCTGGGGAGACGGGCAAGGTCGTGATCGACCGAAACCGCATGATCCAGATGATCGTTGACGAGTTCACTAGCAAGCGCATTCCGATTCACGGTAGTCGGGAGGATTGGCAGCTTTACTGGGTTCATTGGTCCAACATCTTCCGGTCCGTTACGCAGGATGCACTGGGGGTTGAGCGGTATGTCTGGGAGCGTAACGGCCCAGATCACTTGGTCCACGCAACCGTTTACTGGCGAGCAGGCATGGACAAGTTCGGCATGGGTGAAGGTCAGGTGGTGGAACCGCACGGTAGTCTGCTCGATAATATCCCCAACGCTATCGAAATCGGCTATGACGGAAAAGCCATTGGCCATCTTCCTGAACCTCCCGAACCAGAGTGGGACTGGAGGCACGTCTGATGCCAACATCGTACGGTTCTGCAAGGAGCATACTCAGCAGATCATGGCCTTAATCGAAGGCGGTTTCTTTGGGATGAAGAATGGTCAGGTAGTGGTCAATTTTGATACCGATGGATTGGTCCGAAAGGTGGAAATTAACCAGGTTACCTTTAAGAAGATTTGACGATTAAGTACAAAAGGAAATACACTGCTTAAAAGCCTAAACCTGTACATCAGACGGGCGCAGACTAATTTGTCTTCGTCCGTTTTGTTATGGGGATCGGTCGTAAGCGTAGTGAATACATCCCGCCACAGCCGATTTGGCGTCAGCTCATCAACCAATCGGAGTCCTTGTTTTCCAATTACAACAAACAACAGGCTGGAAACACTGACCAAACTGAAGGTCCTGCCGGGGCTCAGGAAGAAGTCTTGGATCTTAAGATGACAGATGAAGAATTGGTGAAGTTGGCCGGACAATGGGAGCAGAAGTTCAACGCCTACTACGGGGAAAAGGTAAAGCCGAAGCAGGAAGAAAACCTGAAATACTGGCGTGGGGAGCAGTTTGGCGGTGATTCCGGGGAGTACCGCGTCGTTGATAACGTCATTTTCAGCTCAATTGAAACGCTTCTTCCGGTCATTGCCCGCGAAGATCCGACGCCTTTGGTCCTCACCGATAACACGGATGAGGGCATTGAGGTATCTGAAAAGACGGCCCGGATGCTGTCTTACATCTCCTCCCAGGACAAGTTGAAGGTCAAAATCAAGCAGGCAATCCGCAACTGGGCTATCTACATGCTCGGTTGTCTTAAGGTCCAGTGGGACTACAAGACCGATTCCATCAAGGTCGTGGTGGTACGCCCGGAGAACTTGATCCTCGACCCGGACGGCACCTTTGACGGTGGGGAGTTCACCGGTGGCCATATCGGCGAATACAAGACCGACACGGCCGAGACATTGGTCGCCAAGTTCCCAAAGGCTGAGGACTACATCATGGCTGCCTGTGGTGGCAATTTGGGGACACCCATGCGCTACCAGGAATGGTGGACTGACGAGTACGTCTTCTGGAAGATGGGCGGCAAGATCCTGGACAAGAACAAGAACCCTAACTGGAACTACGGCTTTGTTGAGCAATACGTCGACAAGTTCGGCGTTGAGGGTGAACGCCAGCAGCGTGGAGCCAACCACTTCAATCAGCCCAAGAAGCCGTATAGCTTCCTGTGGTTCTTCAACCTGGGCAAGCACCCGTTTGATGAAACGAGCTTGATCCAGCAGACCAAGACCCTCCAGGACCTGTTGAACAAGCGCACGCGCCAGATCGACAAGAACGCCGATGACACCAACAACGGCTGGGTGTTTTCCAACGTGTTTTCGATGGATGCGGCTAACCGAGCTTTGGCCTCCCTGCGTAAGGGTGGCGGCATTGTCGTTCCCACGCCGACGATTAACGACGCTGTTCAACGCTTCCAGGCTCCGGCTCTCCCGGCCTACATCGTCCAGGAAGTGGGCGACAAGCGCATGGAGATCGCGGACATCATGGGCGTCCGCGGGTTGTCTCCCCAAGGTGCCAAAAGCGAGGACACGGTGCGCGGCAAGATCATGGTCAACTCGCAGGACATGTCCCGCATCGCCCCGATCGTGGAACAGGTGGAGCAGATGGTTTCCTACGTCTTCAACTACATGGTTCAGCTCATGTACGTCTACTTTGATGAGCCCCATGTGGCTGCGTACCTGGGGAACGAGAAGGCTATGGAATACATGGAGCTGAAGAACACGGACATGAACCGCCAGATGGTGGTCATGGTCAAGGAAGGCTCGATGATTCCTCAGGACCCGTTGATGCGCCGGAACGAAGCCGTGGATCTCTACGCCGCTGGCTCGATCGATCTGGTAACTGAACTAGAACGCCTGGACTTCCCCAACCCGCGAGAGACGGCCGAGAAGGCAATCATGCAGCGCATGGACCCTCAAGGCTACATGCAGCAGCTCATGGGTGGTCAACCAGGCCAAGCCCCCGGCATGGCCCCACAGCCCCCAGGTGCGCCACAGATGGCTCCTGCGCAGCAACCAGCACCCGCAGCTCCTCCTGGAATCCCTCTGACAGCCGCAGCCCCTAATCTCCCCCCACTATGATCGGCGACAGCTACATGGAAGAGAAGATGAAAGCCCTCAAAGAGATGGACAAGGGGGGTTCCAAGATCGCCAAGAAGATGATGACGAAAGCGAAACGCCAAGCTGGGTGTTCCATCGCCCGCAGCGTCGTGATGGAGGCGATCGAAGAATACGAAGAAGGCGACATGTCCTGGATGGACACGGTTGCCGAAATCACCAAGACCCTGAAGTCCTTCGATCCGGAGGACTACAAGAACGGTGACGAAGACGAAGAGTAAAACCTATGGTCGTCCTCGGTAGCGACCTTAAATAACTGCCTGCGTAAATCCATTAAGACGTTCTCGGAGCGTCATAAAACAAATCCTGCGTAACCCTATATGGAAACGTCCGCGATGGAACAGCTCACGGGGCAGATCAAAGACGACGTGATTCTGCCGACTCCCGAAGCTCCGAAGGAAGAGGTTGTAGAACCGAAGCCTGAAGAGCCGAAAGAGGAACCCAAAGAAGCTCCCAAGGAAGAGGCCAAGGCCGAAGACGTGCCCTTTCACCGCCATCCGAAGTTCAAGCGCCTCATGGAAGAGAACAAGCGCATCCCGGAACTGGAACGCCAGCTCAATGAGCTGCAGACAGTAACGGAACGCCTGACCAAAGCCACCAAACCGTTGGACGAGGTATCTCCCGAGGTGAAGTTCCTTTATGGCGAGGACAAGAAAGCACAAGAAGCCTTGAACTCCATCCTGGAGAAAAAGATCCAAGAAAAAGAAGCCGCCCGGGAGCAAGCCCGCATCCAGGCTGAACAAAAGGCCAAAGATGCGGAGGTTCGCTTCAAGAACTGGGCGGAGGATCAGTTCGCTGAACTCGAGGAAAAGACGGGTAAGCCGTTTACCAAAGAGGACTTCAGCGGACGTAATGAAATCCTGAAGATCGTCCAGGATCTCAAGCTGACGCGCCAGAACGAGAATGGCGAGACGTGGTGGGACATCCCGACCGCGATCACGATCCATGAGCGTTACTTGGCCCAGCAAGCCGAAGCGCGACCCAACCCTTCCAAGGAGGTCGCCAAGAAGATGACGGAGGGCAAATCCGGCCCTGCGCCCAAGTCGAAAGTATTAAATCAAAAACAGCTCCGTTCCACGTCTTTCGCCAAATATCTTAGCGGGATGGAATAGAGCTTAGATAACTCATTATGGCTTTTACCCTTAGCAATAAGGTCCAAGACGCCACACTGCAGTACCTGATGCCGAAACTGGTTGAAGGTGCTTTGCAGGGTAACGTCGGGGCCGCGCTGTTCCTTACGAAGGGCCGCGCCGAAGAGTGGAAAGGTTCCCAGGTTCTCGTGCCGTTTAAGTGGCAGGTGAACCCGAACGCTTCGTCGTTCTTGGGCTTCCAGACGCTCCCGACGACGCAGGTCGACAACACGTTCAACCTGACCTACAACGTCTCGTTTAACCAGATCCCGGTCACGCTCGCCAAGACCGATCTGTCGCTCAACGACACGGAACAGCAGGTGGCGAACCTGATGGAACGCCAAATCTCGTCCGATAACCTCGACCTCGGCCAGTTCATCGGCCAGTCGTTCTACGGTGACGGCACCGGCAACGGCGGCTTGAACATTCTCGGCCTTGCGGCTGGTATCGACGACGGCACCTTGGTCCCGACGATCGGTGGTCAGTCCCGCTCGATGTACCCGGCCCTGGACGCCAACGTGTTCGCCTCC